CTAACAAGATGGGGGCTTCGGCCCCCTCTAATATATCGAGGTTGCGATGATTCATGTATTCAAGAAGGGCGGCGAGCGCGGCAAGGATCCAGACAATTACTCCATCCAGTGCGTAAGCGAAGACCACCTAGGCGAGTATCTTGCTGATGGCTGGTTCCTGACCCTGCCTGATGCTCTTGGCGTTTCCACTCCTGCGCAATCAACTGACGCCGACGGGGATGGAAAGCTGTCTCACGAAGAGGCCAAAGCATATCTGGCAGCTGCTGGCGTGGAATATGAAGAAGGCATGCACTGGAAGAAAGTGGTATCTCTGGCAGAACAACACATGAAGGGTGAGTGATATGAGCGACAATCAGATCGAGAAAGAAATCCAAGACAAGGGCCTGACAGCGCCGCGTGTAACTCCGGCAGACCTTGAGTCCAACATTGAAAGCGAGCACTATTTTACAGCAGGGCAAGCAGTCGGAGAAGTGCGCAGCCATGATATGCAGACAGCCGTATCGACCTGCCAGGCTCTCGATCTGCTGACCTTCTGTGTGCTAGTGCTTAAAAACGGCTTCACCGTGACCGGCGAAAGCGCCTGCGCCAGCCCTGAGAACTTCGATGCCGAGCTGGCTCGCAAGATTGCCCGACAAAAAGCCATTGCCAAGGTATGGCTGCTGATGAGCTATGAGCTCAAGTGCCGCCTGCATAAAGCTGGTGAGTGATGAGCGAGTCAAAATACTGCCCATTCTGCCAACGGAACATTGATCCAGAACTTGATGATGACGGGGTTGTTATCGGTCTTGCTGCTGGCGCTCGCGTGTATGTGCATGATGATGTGGCTCACGATCCAGACTATCGGCATGAGGATTTGCAATGAGTATCACCAAGGGCGATCTGGTAATTCGCGCACTCAAGATGCTGGGGGTGGTGGATTCAATCACCTCCGCAGACCCAGAGGAAATCCGAGACGGCCTTGAGTATGCCGACTCAATGATCGCAGAGTGGGAAAATCACGGCATAACCATTGGGTACTTGATGCCACTAGATGGCATTCAGTCCATGCCTGATGATGAGTCCGGACTAACCGCTCAGAATGTGCTTGGTGTCGCCGCAAACCTTGCCGTTAACATGGCGCCACTGATGGGGCGTGAGTCTCAACAGACTGTGCGCTCTAGGGCAAAGCTGTTCTATGAGGGATTATTCAGTGTCGAACTACCGCAGAGACAGAGCGACCCTATGATGCCGACAGGCTCAGGGAACTGTTACCTTGGCGCATATCAGTATCCAGATGAAGATCCAGCGCAGATATAAGAAGCCCCGCTTATGCGGGGCTTTATTTATGCCTGAATCAGCGTCAGTCGTTGCTCGGCTTCTGCAATTGCAGATAGCGTCTTAGCTACCGCTGTAGGCTCAAGGTGTGCCTGCTCATAGCAGTCTTTGAATAGCGCATACTTGATGGCTTGATCTCCAACGAAATCAACTGCTACTTTGTACGCGGCCGGATCATTCTGAACCAGTCGCAGCAACTCAAGGCGCATGGCTTGCAGGTCGGTAACTTGGATTACACTCATGTTGATTCCTCTATCCACTTAATGGTTTGTTTGTGCAATAAGGATTCTATCACAGCGATGGTAGTCAGCCATTACCATCACTGATAGCAGCCACATTTAGCGTGGGGTACAATGGAATAGAACAACACAAGGGAAATCAAATGGAATACAAGATACCAGCGGCAAGCGGCACCACGACGCTACCATACAGCTCAAATGCAATGAACAGGGTCATATCCTTTCGCTACCACGCGCCAATCACTGGCGGCACGATAGAGCTAAAGGCTCGCGCCCCAGGTCGCACAGAGTTCCTTGCCATAGAGGATGCCCCTGCATTCTCTGCTGAGGCCGAGAAGACGATTACGCTGGCCTATCCAGTAGCTGAGCTTCAGGTAACGCAGGCTGGCATCACTGGCGGGTCGCTTATCTTTGTCACTGTGACTGAGGGAATCTGATTATGGGGGATTTCAACAAGTACCCATCTGGAATTGGCGGGCTGACCGCCAGTGAGGCGATAGCGCTTTACGCAAGCTTGCGATCCTTCGCTGGCATAGCAAAGCCCAACCTTACTCCGCAAACAGTAACTCTTCCGGCAGCTACCGGAGGAAACTACAGCATCCAGAGGTTGTCGCTGGCAACTGCCGGCGGAAGCGTCCGAGGTGACGCCTTCACGGTTAACGTAGATGGGACAATAACCGCGAATAAGGACATGTTCGCCGTATCTGTGACATGCATGATGGTAGCCACTTGGGGCAATACAGACAACATCGTTCTTGGCATAGGCATTGGCAATCCAGCACAAATACCGAACCAGCCAGGGGTTCAAGTTGGTGAAAACTACGTCTCTCGCTTCAGGGATGGCTCTGTTGGTCAGGGCGGTGTAAGGGAGTGCGTTCTTGCCACTCCATATGAACCAGTCGGCAAGTCAACAACGGAGCTAGATGTTTATGGGGTTAAGGCTGGCGACAAGCTTTTCCCAGTGGCGTGGACTCAGGAATCTGATGCTGCGTCGGTGTCCGTTATAGATCTCATCTTCACAGTTCAAGAAATATCCATCTAACAAAAGCCCCTCAATCGAGGGGCTTTCTTCATATTAGCTCAATCACCAATCAGATGGTAGAATTGGCCAACTGTTAGGAGATTTCGCCACATGCCAGATATTCAGATCCCGCTCGTCAAAGGCCAAGGTAAGTCGCCAAAAAATGCTGACTACGTTGACCTGCTGCCAACCAACATCATTCCGATCGTCGGAGAGGCTGAGGGCGCAGCTGGCTATTTCCGATTCTGGCCTGGGATGACAAAGGTTGCAGACGTTGCCGGAGTGTCGCGCGGTAGCCACTGGAACACCGTTAAGGATTCTGTCTATCGCGTTATGGGCGACAAGCTTTACCTTGGCAGTGCAGAGGTTAATGATGTGGCTGGCTCAGGTCGAGTGTCCATGGCTCACGGCCGCACATCTCAAGCCGTTGTGGTGAATGGTCAGCTAAAGCTGTATCGGTACGATGGTGAGGTTAAGACTGTAGAGAATTGGCCTGCAAATGAAACGTTCCCTGGCGAGACCAAGACCATTCAGACCACCCAACACAGCGCTGACGGCGACACCCTGAAGATGACGCCAAGCAACGAAACCGGCCAGCTCACGCTAACCGTCACGCCCACCAACGGCAATAACAAACTTGGCGATCCAATATCCATTGCTGAAAGTCAGTGGTCTGCCGGCGTATCTCAAACCGCGCCAACCGCTGGAACCCCATACATTACAGATCTGAAAGTTAGTGGTGTTAAGTTCGCTGGCGCAATCCTGACTGTCACCTACACATTCAACCCGAATCCAGTCACTCCTGGATCACCAACGCCAGCGGAAGAGAAAGACATAAGCAAGCTAGTGTGGGTGCAGGTAACGCAAACAACCACGGTGCCAAACCCGCAATACGATTTCACCCCCGTTGGCGATGTGTGCCGCATCCGTGGCCGCTATGTTTTCACGCAGTCTGGTACAGATACATTCTGGCTTACTAGCCTTGAAGACGAGAGCAAGCCAGACCTTACCGCGCCAGCATATCGCGCTGAGAACATGCCTGATGGCATCCTTGCGGTTAGAGAGTATCGTGACTTCATACTTGCCTTTGGTTCTTCGACCATCGAGTTTTTCCGGCTGACCGGTGACGCAAGTAACCTTGTTCAGTTCGCAAGCAGCTACATGGTGCCAATAGGCATTGCTGGCCAGTTCTGCGTGACTGAGTTTGCAGACAGCTTTGCATTCATCACCAGCCCAGCGCGAGGTCAGGTGATCGTTGCGGTGATGGGGCAGGGCACTTACTCGCAGATATCAGATCGCAACACCAATAAGATACTTGCTGAGTACAACAAGGCAGAGTTGGCAGGCTCGTTCATGGAGTCGCTGAAGACTGATGATAACCAATTCCTAATCATGCACCTGCCACGCCACACGATGGTTTACAACGCC